GCGCATTTGATGACCAGTTGCGGAGCGGAAAACGGGCTTAAAGCGTTGATTTCCTTGGTCTTTGGCATGGAATCATAATCCGCAGGTCCCCTGTTCGAATCAGGGATGCGCCACCAAAGAATATCAAGGCCCGCACAGTGTTGCGGGCCTTTTGCTTTGCTCCGCAATTATCCTTCCGCTCCGCAAAAGAGGCCATATACTGGATGCATTCACAGCACCCAGCCATGTCTTACTTCATCCCCCTATCCGAGCGCCCCGGAGGCTGCTGGACCTGTACCCACTGGCACGGTGAAACAACCGACCAGGGGCGCAGGCCGTACTGCCGCCGTGAGCCTGCCTACAAGATAGCCCCCGCGTATCCAGACGAGGGCTGCGGGTCGTGGGTGCGGGAGGTTGGAACGGATGATGAGATCGTGCTGTCCGAGCAGAGAGGACCGCAGGAGGACTAGCGGTTGATCTTCGCTGCCGCCTTTGCCCAAGCGTCGGCCTCCCTCAATCCGTCGATGGCTGCGTCAGCGTCTCTTGCCATAGCTGCATATTCGTCCGTGCACGCTTTGAGAACATCCCAGGCTCGGGTAGCGGCTTGCTCAGAGATTCCGGCGCGGGCGGCTGCTTGGGCGGCTCTGGCACGCTGGGTGGCGATGACGTCGCGCAGGCTGCCAGCAGTGCCAACAGCGAGATCGCGCTCAGCATTCGAAACTTGGATGGCTCCATGGGCTTTCTCCAGGCGGCTCGTGTAGTCGGCCACCACTTCCTGTTCCTGGCGCCGATACTGCGCCTCGATCTGGCGGGCGTTGGCAGCCGCCTCCAATTGCGTACGCTCGACCCCCACAGCTTCCCGATGGGATCCGTACCACGTCACGCCCAGGCCCAAGGCCACCAGCAAGGCGGCGCCGATCAGGTATGGCAGCGCGGCGCGCAGGAGCGGATTCATCGAGTCACCTCGGCCACCGCCCGCGCGTACAAGTTCGGCCACGTCTGCGGATGAGGCTTGCCTGGCCGCCAGGTACGCAGGTAGAGATTCCAGGCGCCCTGCTCATCGCCGACAGCAGGTAGCCGGCCGGGGTCGCTCCACAGCAGCAGGCGCGCCAGGCCGGCCGCCAGCACATCGTCGTTCTCGATGGCATCCCAGATTGCGGCATCGCGCGCCCGCACACCCCGGGCTTGGTAGAGGTGCGCGGCCGCGGCGCGGGTGGCGACGTGCAGGCGGACGCCGTGCACCATGCCGCCGCCCTGCTCTGCCTGCCAGAAACTCTTTGCCGGGCCGGTCGGGCGCGGCGGGTTGCCCACCAACTGGCGCCGATGCTCGAACCGCGATTCCTGCAGGCCGATCGCCAGCAGCATGATGCGCGCTTCGGGCGTGTCCATGTTGGCGGGCAGCAGCGCCAAAGCCGGGTTGATGCCGGCGGCGATGATTTCGGATAGCGTCATTGCTTGGGGCTCCTGATGTGCTTGGCCGTCACCGCGGCAACGTAGAAGGCAGCAGAGGCGGCGAGCGCCGCGTCTCCCGCGCTGGCCCAGCCAGCCACGAAGATGCGGCAAGCCGCGCCAGTCGCCGTCAGGCATACGGCCGACAATCCGATCCGCTCCAGCGTGGTGTCCTTGATGCCGCGCGCGAAGACCGCCAGCGCCGCGCCGCCGGCCACTACCAGCCAGCAGACGAATGCCAGGACCGCCCACAGCGTGAGCACGATGGTGCTGTCCATGTCACGCCCCTTTACCGCGCACGCGGTCGATCACGGCCTGCCACAGCGCGCCGACGGGAGCCGCCTGAACGGCCTCCCACGCGCGCGACACGATGGCCATGCCAAACATTCCCGTGAGAAACCCGGCCAGACCTTCAGGAATGCCAAGCATGAGCGATAGGTACGGCGCGGCGTAATAGGCCACCAGCGATCCGCTGACCGCCATGCTGAGGCGCGCCGGCCAGGACCCCTGCAGGTATCGCATCGATACCGCGGCGCCAAGCACGCCGGCAAACTTTGCCGCGAAGGCGTCGAAGTCTTGGATGTTCAATCGCGTCCCCTATAGACGAAAAAAAGCCCGCCGGAGCGGGCAACTAGGCTTGTCGTTAACCTACTACAATCCGTCAAAAATTAATCTGACGAACACCATAATGAAACAAGATAACCATGAAATTCTGAGCTGGATTCAGTCTCTGAGGGGGGTGGCTGCGCTAGCCGTGGTGTTCGTCCACGTCAGATACGCGCTACCGGAGAGCTGGGGTGGCCTGAAAGCCGCGCTCCTGCCTGCGGCCATGGGCGTGGATTTGTTCTTCGTGTTGAGCGGGTTCATCATGATGCTGACCACCCGTCACTGCGACGGAACACCGCGCTACGCCGCATCCTTTTTCATCAAACGTTGGGCGCGGATATGGCCACTGTACTTGGTGGTCTGTGTGCTGACGGTGGCTCACGGCCCGACATTGCACACCGCACAATGGGTCGCATTCGCCCAAGGCCTATTTTTCTATCCGGTCGGTATCAACGAGGCGCCGTTCTATTTCAATATGCCCGTGACCGTGGCATGGACTCTGACCTACGAGGTCTATTTCTACGTCGTTTTCGGAGCCAGCCTGCTGTTCGGTAAATGGCGCTGGCTGGCGCTGGTCGTATGGTTCGCCATTACTCTCATCGCGATTCCGTATTTCATGGGCTCCTTCAGCTTTGGTGCTCAAGACCTACGGCCTGCTCTTCCGTTCGCCTTCGCCAACGTCGCCACCAATCCGATCGTTTGGGATTTCATTTTCGGCCTGATCGTGGGTTGGATATACCTATCCCCCATCCGATTCTCTAACGTGCAGGGCCTGTGGCTGGCCGTCGCATTTTCGGCAACGCTGACCGTGTGGGCATCCGTTGCCGGCGTCGCGACATCACATGGTCCCAACGGTTGGGGTTGGCCGATGTTCGCCCTTGTGCTTTCGCTGGCGCTATTGAGCAAGGCCACCCACATACCTTTCCCGCGTTGGACTGTGTGGATGGGTGGAATTTCCTATTCCCTTTATCTGATCCACATACTGAGCTTTCAAATTTCCCGAGAGACCGTCGCGTGGCTGGGATTTGGGGGCAACGATCGCGTCCTCTTGGGTCATTTTATTTTGGACCCTATGGTGGCGATCATATTTGCATGGCTGCTATACCGCATCGTGGAACAGCCCGTGTCGAACGCAGCTCGCAAGAAGGGGCTCGCGCTACTTGAAGCGACCTTTTTCCGACGCAAGGGGTATGTTGCGAATCCGACGGCGACGACGGACCAATTGATCGCCCCGCCGTCGCACCGCCTCTGAATTTCGCCTACTCCTTGTTCCGCGTGGGCATTTCGGGCCATGCAAATTCCCGCGGGAATCCTGGCACCTGCTCAATGCGATTGAGCGCGACGCGGTAGCGCTTCCACATGGTTAGGGATGCTTCCTCCTCTGCCGTCGCCTCACCAACATCTATGGCGTCTTGAAGGGGCGCGATACGGATGCCGGCCTCGGCCAGGAAAACGTCCCGCTGCGCCAGCGCATGAAGTCGCAAAGCTTCGTCAGTCTCCGCTGGTCGATCTTGCAATGTAGGATACCCGTGCTCATCGGCAACAATTAATTGGCCGATGGTCGTACCGGCCAGCAGTTCCGCGTGCTCGATTTCACCCCTTTGGAGCAGGACAGCGTCTTCGGGCATGTCATCACCGTGTATTTCAGGGACATAAAAGCCATTGCTCGACTTCGAGTAAAAAACTGTCTTCATAATCGGCCTCAAATTCCTATGCAAATCCAGCAAATTGCACGAGCGGCGCTCACCGCCCCGCCTGTCGGACCGGGCTTGTAGACAAAGATCTTCCCGGTGGTTTTGGTGGGAAAGTTGGACGCCTCTGCCCAAGCCGCATTGGGCGCGTCGTAATCTTCCCCGCCGATGCACACCGCCAGAGGGGCCATCAGCGGGCCGGCTGGGAAGGCGATGGGAAACGAAATCGTGTAGCTGTTAAAGCCCGACGCTGCTCCCCATTGAATGATAATTCCGTTTGGCAGACGGACATACCCAGGGCTTGACGGATTCCAGCTAGTGCCCTTGAATGCGTCGGCCAGCTTTTTGGGCGTGACGAGCGCCGCATCATCCGTCAGCGCTTGAGCCTGGGCAGTCGTCGCGATCCCAGAACCAAGCGATATCCAATTAGCGCCGCCAGTGTCGGGATTGGTCGAGTTGTTGTCTATCAGGTTCAGCCAGCTGCCATTGCCCGAAGCCGCGGCCAACACTGCGCCTTTTGGATAGCCACCGACGTCCGCGGCAAACGCAGCATCGAACGGGTACCGACCGCCGGCTTGAGCCCAGCGCACCGCCGCGCTCAGGAAATTGAAGATACCGTTGAAGTCGGCGCCGTATGGCGGCACGCCACCGGCGGCGAGCGGCGTCATCGTCAGCGGCGGGAATCCGTCGGTGAACGATGCCGCGCCCGGCGTCACGCCTATCTGCGACTCCACGGGGATAGTGTTTTTGGTGCCGCTCTCCGCAAAGGGGACGGCGGATTTGCTGGGTGCGTTGCTAGCCTGCATGGATGAGCCCCGATGATGTGAAAAATACGCCGGATCCGAAAGGCTGCATCAGCGCCTCATTGAATCCGAAGGTGGTTGGAAGATCGACCTGCAGCACGTTGGCCAGGACTGCCGCCGGCTTCGGAATCGCGCCCGATTGAGTCAAGATGGCGATCTCGTACGGCTCCAGCGCGAACTCGAACACGTAGCGGAACTCCATGTTCCCGGTGTCCGACACGTAGCAGCGCCCGCGGCCGGCAAAGAGGTTGGAAAGCAGCCGATTCAGGCTGGGCGAGGTGCAGTCAGAGATATTGGCAAGCGCCTTGACCAGGATGAGCTTGCGGTACGCATCGTCGGCCAGGCGATAGGTCTGCGTCGCCTGCACGCCCGTGAAGAACGGCGCCTGGTTGAACGGCTGCCAGCTGATCGCCTCTTCGTATCCCAGATAGCTGACATCTCCCGGCACGGTCAGCATGCGGCCGATGTCGACGATCCTGCCCCAGATGTCCAGGCCAAACCCTTGCGCCGTCTCCACGTTCCAAACGAAGTCGTAGAACGCGTCGAAATCGGTGTCCGGGTTGATGTAGTCGTCCATGTTGTTAATCAACTGGACGAGCGTCGGACTGTTTGCGTACTGCCTGATGAGGGTCCGCGCCACCAGACCAGGCTTGGGTTCGACAGTCATACT